ACTCATTTTTTAAGTTGTGTTCTGCTTTAGATCTGTATTCTTGTTCGGTTATAACTTTATTCCAGCGGCCACTTTGGGTCTGTTCTTCATTTTGAACATAGCTACTAGAAATCAAGTGCTTGGGACCATATAGGTCTTTGGCAGCTCTAATCGACATGTTTTGCCCATTGACGAAAATGTATTCCTGAGTTGGCGGAATATTATCCCAATCAATATCGACACTATTAATTAGTTCTTCTACAGGGGCAGGCACAATTTCTGGTTCGGGAGGTTTAATATAATCTCCTGGACGTTCTACATCGGGTATCTCTACTACTGGTTCTGGCCTATGCACCATTGGTTCTAAGTCTTTGAAATGTACAAATGGTTCCAGAAGGTAGGGATGCTGGTCAAATATAGATGTAGTAACGGTGGCTGTGCTGACTAGCTCTATCTCTTGTTGTGCTGTAACAGTAGGCGGCTCTGGGTCTACGACCTCGGTGGTCCCTCCGGGGCTGTTACCCTCCACTAATTCTTGTTCTCGTTCACGAAAGTTTTGAAAACTAATTTGACTAGACAGCAGTAAAATAACTGCCAGCGGATCAAATACCACAATAAGGATAATGATTACCCAGGTTACTGCTTTTTCCAGTAGGCCCTCGTTTGTCTCACCGTAAACAAACTGTGCAATGTATTTTATTGGGCCAACTTCCGCTTCGACCTTTCGAACGTCTGCGGCAATCGGCGCCCTTTCTTCATTGAGACTAGCAATAGTTTTCTGCTCGGTGGAGATCTCAGATTGCAAACGGACACGTTCTTTTTGTTGTGCTCGGCGTAGTCCAACTGCTTTATCTGCACCTTTTTCATCTTGGCTGCGACCCATAACTTGGTCCACCGCCTCATCCATCTGTTTAAGTGCTTTGCGATTAGCATCGATGTTTTCCTTTGCGGTTTTAATCTTTTCGTCGTAGACTGCAATTTTACTCTGTACGTCACCGCTAACTAGACTTTGGTCACTGTGTGCTTTACTTAGGAATCCAAAGATACCCATGCTGGTTATTAGCATTAATACCGCAATGGCAGACAGCAGATAGGTTCGAATACTCCAGGGGGCTATATCCCAGTTCTGTTTTAACCATAGTGTTGCAGTAACTTTACCGACACCTAGTGCAATTCCCATAATGATTACAGGAATAACTGCGGCCGAGAAGATAGCGGTAAGACCAAGAATACTATAATATTCTGCTACAATGGAAAGAGTTATACCACTGAATAATGCAAGATACGCTAAGAATTTTTCATTTAATGTTGGTTTCATCTAATATTTATCGGCGCATACTTGCAATGGCCACTGCTTCTTCGTCACTAAAGATAGGCACAGCATTGCTCTTATGCATGGTACCGATGCCTTTAACTTTAGTACCAGTATATACTGGATTGGGTTTGAGTACAGCGTTGCCAGTACTGTCACCCCGACTTGGTATATGTGCAGTAGTCCGTTGATTAGGACTTACTAGAGAATAATTTAAGGGTTCAGCAGACATTGCACGTTTGCGTTTTTTTTCTTCTGCTTCAACACCCCACTTCTTTTGGAGTTCATTCCATTCTTTATCCAAGTTACGTGCCCTCTGTGCTTCTTCAGCATTTCGAAATTTAACTTTGCCTCGCTTTTTTCCAGTCATGGAAAGGCTAGGATGGTGCAAATGCATACTCATAATTAAACGGTTGCTAGTTGTGGAGTAGTAATCGGTTGACTAGCTTCAAATAGCTTTTGGGTCTTTTTAGGAATGCCAGTGAATCTATTAATAGTACCTGTGGGATCGATCTTAAATGATCCGGCTACTACCCAAATTTGATGACCAGTAGCATCAATACCTGCTAACTTTCGTACTACCCCATTTACTAGTCCAGTGGCAGTATCTTTGCCACGGTTCCAATGATAGGTAGCACCTTTGTTTTCCCAAATTTGTTCATTTCCAGTTTGGGCAATACACCAAAGTTTAAGTTGCGTAATTGTGTTTTCAGCGTTCATAATGTTAATCTCCTATGCACTTATAATACACTGAATTTACCAGTTAGTCAACTGATAATTTTACCAATTATGTCTCGGTCGGAATAGTCGGAAATGGGCTACTACTAGCAAGTACCGTATCCATCAATGGCGCAATTTGTTTAGTAGTTGCCAGTACTTCGGGTTTTAGCGTCCTTTCATAGATAGCTCGTTGTTCGGGATCTTTGATTGAATTATATTCGCTAGCCACAACTCCGATATTATCTACTGATGATTGTGCTTTTTGTCCTAATACCACATTTCGTTTATCTGAAAGAACTTGATCTTTTATTGCATCGCTAGCTAAACCTAAATCAGCCAATGCTGTAGTATAGGAAGTAATACGCTCGTCATACTCCAATAAAATTGCCGCCTGCTCAGACGGACTTAAAGTTGCTGTTTCTATTCCCAATGCACTCAGTGCTGCTATATCTGGATTTACCAAAGTTGTCGGAACGCCTTCTACATCAGCTGTGTATGTTGGAAATTTAATTGCAGCAGCTTGCCTTAATTCCAATGCCGCTTTTTCTTCTGCTGTTTTTGCACCAGTGTAGTCACTAATTAGATCTTCTCTAACTAATGTGCCGACTAAATCGGTTAATGCAGGAACTTCTCCAATTCCCAAATAAGTTGCCATAAAATTAGTAGGAGCATCATTCACTGCTTGAAATGCATCTTTCAACGTAAAATCTTCCCCCAATGTAATCTCATCAGTCCATGCCTTGGCGCTATCGATAACATCGCTAATTCCTGTTCCAAGAGATGATGCTCCGCTGGCCAATGCAGCGGCCAATGTATTATCTTGCAAAGTATAAATCGCATTCAAATTGTTCAGCGTAGTAGCATCACCAGTCAACGCATCCTTGAATCCTGTAAACACATCCCCTAACGGATTAATAAAATTTTCCGAAATAGAAGTACCTACACCGCCAATTGCATCTCTGAATGTTTCAATACTGCTACCAGCCGGAATAACAGAGTTAATACCGTCTTTGAAGTCGTCATATACTTTACCGGCACTGGCTACTAGGGCTTTTGCCGGCTCGGCAATTTCTTTTGGTATTGTATCTAAAAATTTATCCAATCCAGCTGGACCGCCTTTGATAAAGTCAAAGCTGGCACCAGCAGCAAATACAGCTAATGAAGTAAGTCCCGATGCAATCATTTCTCCAAAGCTAGATTTTCTTACAGCATCCTGTCCGTCGACTTGCACAGTGCTCGACGGTCTGGTTTTATTTTGGCCGTACCAAGTCTTAAAGGCTGCAATCATTTGAGGATATGTTACTTGTGCTGGCATTTTATTTTCCTTAGACTAATGCAATGCCAGTAGTACCGGCTAGGTATTGATCGGCTGCATCTTTCTTACTAGGCACGATGGCAAAAATATGACTTCTTTGAATAGTAATAGAATCTTTATCTCCTAGTAATACCCACGGAACCATTCCCAGGCCACCGCCTTGCATAGTTAATGCAAGTGGACGATCGATAGTAACTGTAGTAGCGTCATCTGAATCGAGACGAGCAATCAACTCATCACCGTTGCTTAATTTAATACTGACAACATCACCTGTTGCCATTGGTTTCTTTAATAACATATTTTTCCTTTTATAATTCGCCAGTCTCTGCTAGTTTCAGCATGAGACTATAATGTTCGTAGGCTTTCTTTACTGCCGGGTATTTGTTTTTCAAATACTTTTCTTGTTCTTTTTGTTCCATTAAATTTTCAAACAGTCTATAATGGCCCTGCTTTTTCATATTGTTGAACACTTCTGATTCAAACTCTGCAATTCGAGTCAACTCGCTTTCAGATACTTCTATAGTGTACAATCTTTCAGTTTCGTACTGCATAGCGTCCATTGCCGTCATGACATTATAGTCATTAGGAAACTGAAAAAATTTCGTGTGCATACGAGTGTGCTTATGAGCACGTTTGTTATCATCGAGTATGTTAATTCGATGATCTTGTATAAAATGTTTTAAGTTGTCGTTCATTTCAACCCCTGGATAATGCAGAAGTTACTTGGCCTAGTTCAGTTTTACGACGACTGTTTTCCCTTTCAAGATAACTTACTCGTTGATTCAATTCACTTAGTTGACGCAATGCAGTGGCCAACTGTTTCTCTAAGGTTGCAATTTTATTCAGTTGTGTTTGATCCATCATCATCCCCAATTAATCGTTCTAACAACTTATAGTTATCGTAGGCTTTTTTAAGCGCCGCAAACTTTGCAAGTTTTTCCGGACTTGGTTCTGTTAGAATAGCAAGACGGTCTTCAATAGTTTCTAGTAATTTTCCTAGGCTACGACCTTTCCATTTGATATCACCATCGAATGTTGCATCAGTCTGAACATACAAACCACTTGAACCAGTAATTGTAGAATTCCACATGCCGCTGTTTATACCAGTGGCGTATCCCATACTGCCAACAGCGCCAGTGGCTCCAGTGGAAAAAGTATAACTTGGCGGACTAGCGTAATTGGCACTATAGGTTGACATGTCAATTTCCTCGATCTTTATATCGCCCCAATCTGCTGTGTCTATAGTAATAGTGTCATCACTTTTATCCATTTAGATGTGTCCTTAATTCGTCAATGCTGCCAATGACCTTGCCGTCAATTAAAATTTGAGGAACTGAGCGGGCACTAGGGACTTCTTCTAACAATTCTTCTTTAGTATACCCATCTCCGATCTTTCGTTCTTCGAAGGGAATTGATCGTTGTCCTAACAAGGCTTTTGCCTGTTCACAATTTGGACAATGATATTTGCTCCATACAACAACTTTCATTTTGATTCCTTTATAGATCTGGTAATTCTTCGTAGCTAACATTGTCCGACATAACGCCAATGACATAGTTAGTGCTTTCGTTTTCTTGTAGTGCAGTCTGCTTCTTGTTAATATTCACATGCTTATTAAACCATGGAATAGGGCTTGCTTTAGGATGCTCACCTTGGTACTTGACGCCGATGTCTTTCAATCGAGTAAAGGCAGTGTGGTCAACAAAGTCGCTGAGAATAGCAGCATTAAGACCGATGACTGGTCCTAACTTAAACAAATAAGTTGCCCACTCTTTTTCTTCTTTAATAACTTCCATGTACAGCGCATATACTTCGTCTGCACATTCTTCCTCTAGTTTAAGGAAGTCTGGGTCATCTTTAGTTACATTGTTAATTAACCAAGCAGTCCACTCAGTGTGCAATAATTCATCTTGTAGAATTAGGCTAATGATGTTGCCGTTGCCAATGTAAATCTTATTCTCAACCATAGCCAAACTAGTAGCAAAGCTCACCATGAAGCGTAGAGCCTCCAATGCATATGATGCATGTAAGGCCATCCATATGGCTCGCTTGTGAGTATGAAGGTCAATGTCTTCATCCAACTCTTTACGACAGTTGAGCTGATGAAGATCCTCATAGTAACGACCAATGTTAGCAGCCATACCAACAATTTCAGCTGTGTCGTGAATCTTGTTAAATTCTTCTTTAGGTACTCCATATACGTTCCTAATAATGTGGCTGTAGCTCTTTGAATGAATATTTGTTTCAAAGAAACTCCAATTGCTTACTAGTGCTTCAAGCTCTGGAATAGATATAACAGGGCTAAACACTTGGCTTGGTGCGCGACCTTGAATACTGTCTAGAGCAGTTTGACGTAAGAGGTTACTGGTAAAAATATGTTTAACAGCATCACTCGATTCCTTATGATCCATTTTGTCTTTGGTAAGACTAATCTCTTCTGGTACCCAGAAAAAGCCTCGGGCAAGTTCTTCATACTTGGCAATCTTGGGATACTTAACTTCTTCGAAACGCTGTACAGTTACTGGACCTGCTGGATCTAAGAACATAGTGCGCTTTAGATAGTTTGTTTGTTTACTTAAATTGTATTGTGCTTTGCTCATTTTTATATCCTAAAACTTTCTCCGCAACCACAACGGTCACGTTCATTAGGATTTGAAAATTCAAATCCTTCATTTAGTCCATTGCGGACCCAATCCATTGTTAATCCTGTTAAGTAAGGCTCGTCCTTTGCACTAACTAGTACTGCAAAATTCGGCTGTGCATAATTTGTAACACCTATTTCAACTTCTAGTTTGTCTACATATTCTAACACATAAGCTAGTCCACTGCAACCAGTAGTTTTAACTCCAATACGTATTCCTACACCCTTGCCCCGACGCTGTAATGTTTGCATTACTTTTTTAACAGCTAGGTCGGTTAAGGTGATCATACACTAAAGGAACTACCACATCCACAAGTTGATGTTGCCCCCGGATTATTGATTACAAATTGACTACCGGTGAGATCATCTTTATAGTCAATAGTAGCACCAGTAAGATACTGCATACTCATAGCATCAACTAACACTTTGTCAATTTCAAAATCATCTTCGTTAACTATCTCGTCAAACGTAAAGCCGTATTGGAATCCGGAGCAACCGCCACCTTGAACAAATGTTCGAACTTTTAAGTTAGGATTATTTTCTTCGGCTAAAAGATCTAAAATCTTAGCATGTGCTGATTCAGTTATTGTTATCATGTTTGTTCCTATAGTCACTTACTGCGGCTTTAATGGCATCCTCGGCCAATATGCTACAATGTATTTTGACCGGAGGTAAGGCGAGTTCTTCTGCAATCTCACTATTCTTAATGCTTGCTGCCTGGTCAAGTGTTTTACCTTTAACCCATTCTGTAACAAGAGAACTGCTTGCAATCGCCGACCCGCAGCCATACGTCTTAAATTTTGCATCTGTAATAATACCTGTATCATGATCGACTTTTATTTGCAACTTCATTACATCGCCACATGCCGGCGCACCAACCATACCAGTACCTACTTCATCATCGTCTTTAGCAAAGCTACCTACGTTACGAGGATTTTCATAATGATCAACAACTTTATCAGAGTAAGCCATTTTAGTGCCTCAACATGTTATCATCGGGCTCTTTGAATTCAAACACTAACCCGCCCTCGTGATCTACGTATACTCTTTCAAGATCCTCTGATTGAAACCCCATCAGCAATACTTCTTCAGCCTCGGGATCAATAGTGACAGGTGTTGTAATACCGTGTAGTAAAAGAAAAGATTTTATTTTTTCTTCATTGGTTAGTAATTGGTTCATAATTTGCAGGCCTCACAATCAGCGTCTTCTAATTCTTCATATATTGTAACAGGTGCAACTACCAACGTATTGGTATTTGTCATGCCAGCTTTTGCACCAACTTTATTGATCAAACTATAATACACAGTTTTAATACCCCACTTGTAAGCCAACATTAAATTCTTGGCAATTAAAGTTCCTGGAACCTTGCGATCTTTTTGTGGATCACTGCTGGTAAAGTGAGCAGGATTGTAAAATGTGTTTGTACTCAAACTTTGATCAATGTAGGCTGCTAACACTGCGGCAGTCTTCAAGTAATCTACACAGTCCTTCTGATCCCACATTAACTGATAACGATTCTTTAGACGTTTGTACTCTGGCACGACCTGTACAAACGATCCAGCTTTTGATTCCTTAACAGAAATCAATTCCATCGGCATTTCAATTCCGTTGGTGGAGTTTAACACAACTGAGCTGGACTCAACTGGTGCTACGGCCATTAGGGTAGCATTGCGAATACCATACTTTTTCATGCGATCACGCAGGTGTTCCCAATCTAAGCTAGGCGTAAAATCTGTCAATTCATTAACACCTGGATTGCGTCTTTCCCAAGGAAACACACCTTTACCATAATAGGTAAATTCACTACGCTTACATGCTCCGCGTTCTTGGGCCAGTTCAACACTGGTCTCTGTTAGATAGAATGCCTGATGTTCCATCCAACGCTTGGCTTCTGCTAATGCTTCCGGAGCACCATACTTAAAGCTTCGACGAGCATGCCAGTATGCTAGATTAGTAACACCAACACCTAGGGGCTCAAAGTCATCGTTAGCTAACTTACTTTGTATGCTCAAGAAATCTTGATACTGTAGTAAGTTACTTAGGCTACGTACTAGTACTCGGCAACACTTTCTCATTTCTTGTGGATTGCGGAACGCCCCCCAGTTGATTGACCCAAGAGTGCAAAGAGCAATGCGTCCCGTCGGATCTTCAATTCTTTGGAAAGGGCGGGTGGGTAAAAGTATCTCTTGGCATAAGTTTGATTGATATATTGGGTCAAGCTGTGTGTCAAACGGCCCCTGGTTGATAACATTGTCGATATTGACAAGATATATTCTGCCAGTATCAGTACGTTCTTTAAGGATTCCAGCTTTGAATATCGCATCCGCCGATACAACTTTCTTTTTCTTTGTCTTATCTTGCTCATACTTTAGGTATAGGGTTTCAAACTCTGCACTATTTCGATAGTATGCTTCGTAGAGATCCGGAACTTCTGCTGGATCAAACAAGCTCATTGTTTCCCCGTTTTTGTAACGGTTCCAGAACATCTTGTTAACAACTACACTATAATCCATTTGACGTACACGAGTTTCTTCTGTACCTTGATTATTTTTTAGAACAATAAGATCTTCAAACTGATAATGCCACACAGGAAATGTAACAGTACATGACGCATTACGAATACCACCTTGACTGCATGAACGTAGGTCAGCAAACCATTTCTTCAGGAATGGGATCATACCTGTATGTTTAATTTCGCCATTTCGAATAGGGGCGCCGAGGGGTCGAATACGGCCGATCTCTAATCCAATGCCAGCACGTTTGCTGGCATACTTGGCCATCATTTCACCTGCGGCAAATATAGAATCAAGTGTATCGTCACTGCTAATAAGCACACAACTACTGAACTGTTTAGTTGTAGTACCGAGGCCGGCGAGCACAGGAGTAGCGAGAGTAAAATGTCCATCACTTGCACATTCATAATATTCTTTGACAAATTTTAATCTTGTTTCTTTTGGTTCGTTATGGAATGCAGTTGCCGCAGCCACTGCATAACGCACCTGAGGCGATTCGTAAATTTTACCTGTTGCACGATTTTGTACCAGATACTTTTCAGCTAACTGTGCAATGGCGGCATAGGTGTAACCTTCATCTTTGCTATGGTCGATACATAGGTCAATGATATTCCATTCATCTTCGGTATACCACTCTAATAATTCCGGAGTGTACATACCGATCTCTACATTTTTCTTAATGATGCTGAATAATTTAGGAGGCTCGTATGTACCATATACTTCCTTCCTAAGCATAGAAACTTTTTGTCTGCCAGCTACATATTGATAGTTAACATTATTGATTTCTGGATTTTCAGATTCATCAATTAAATTAACCATTGCCTTTAGCAGTAGTTCGTCTATGGTGTTTGTGTGAATTCCGTCATGTAATTCAATTTGCGCTTTGATTTCAATCATCGACGGGCTTACGCCGTCAATGCCTTTACAGTCGTATGCGACTTGTCTCTGTATTTTTGCAATATCTAAGGGAACTCTTTCCCCATTGCGTTTAACAACTGTGATCATCTGTCGACCTTTTTAATAATATGTGAGAAAGAAACTTCAATTAGGCTGATATTTACCTTGGTCTCACTATGTCGACTAAGTTTTCTAGAAAAAATGTGTCTGGAATATCCTGTGATTTTATGCTTTGCCATCTGTCGTAATTAAGTACCATGTTATCGTCTATATATACTAGATTGTACAGTTTAGTTCGAGTTTCATCAACCATAGTCCGCACTTCAATCTTACTATTGGCAAATTTTTCCGTTAATTTTAATGTCTGAGCCATCATTAAGGCTATGGTAAAATCATCATACCTATTTTCAACAATGATATCCCACGGCGTAGGCCAGCTTTGGTGATTGTATCTATCTATATGATGGTTATAGGACACCATGGGTGCGTGACCCCAAAATTCGCTTAGAATGGTAAGAGGGTCAGAGGACTTATCAAGATCTTCTCGAAGTGCTTTCCACTCGGTCAATCTTTCTTCTAAAGATTTTTGAAACATTAATAATACTGATTAATTTGATAAGTTAATGTACCAGATGCTGTGTTACTGGTATATCTAATTGCAATTGCATTTGTGGTTAAATTGTAAGTAGCTTCGAATACAATGCCAGTATCGTCATTACCAAAATAATTGTAATTGTCTGTTACTGGAATTAATAGTATATTAGGATCTATTGTGCTTGTCAATGTATTACTAGAGCAGATCAATGTCAAGTCACCCCATCTTGAAATTCCAGCGGTTGTGATCTGATATTGCATTTTTACATTAGTAGTATCACCCGTATGAGCGACTTTTGCCACTGTCCCGGCAGCAGTCCCTGAACTAATAGAAATAGTAGTAACTCTGTTGTCAACTAATGATACGTGTCCATATACTGGTAGAACGAATGCTATATCAGTGGATGTAGCATTTACTTCGGAGACTCTTGAAAACGTATCATAGTCGGATACATTGCCTGATGTTCCAAAGAACAATACATTAGTAACTTGCCCCCCAATGTCTCCAAGGCCAGGAGCTGCATACGAACTATTGTTCCCTACATCAGTATAAATGTTTTCTGATAAGATATGGTTAGTATATTCTGTAGATGTTCCTGCAACTAATACTGCTTCATTAGCAATAACGTTAAAGATATTTCTAGTGATTCTAGATTTGGTTGGACCAATGTCTGCCTGCGGATCGTTAAAATAAACAATACCTCTAGCTAAGTTTTCAAATCTATTACTGTCAATTACAGTGCCTTCAGTATCGTAATCTGATTTAATACCATAATGTAGTGTATCAAATACACAGTTAGTGATTCGTAAGTTTTTACTAGTAATCCCAGCCTGACCGCGAATGTCAATACCTGTATTACCTACATTTGATGTTGCATAAGGAGATACACCTTGAAACTTAACATCGTCGATAATAGAATCAATGCTGGCATCTGCTCTTAGTAACGGCAATGTTGCTGACATCGCTGCATCTCCACTGTACTGCAGAGTCATTCCAGAAATAGTGATATTTCTCGGACTTGTTCCGCTTGACATCGATCCAATTACTTCCGGTAGTCCTGGGTCGCTGTCTAGGCTGACAAATTGGAACAGTGCTTCGGCACCACTGTCCATAGAAATAATTGTTTTATCTTTACCTTCACCTATAATAGATGCATATGCCGGCAAAAAGATAGTGGACGTTGTGCTATATTCGCCTGCAGGAATTTTCAGTGCAGTTCTAGCTCTTGCAGAAGCTTTATCACTGTTTAAGAACAATTCATCTATGGCTCGTTGTAGTGTAGTGGTAAAATCGAAATTGCCATCTAGATAGTTAACTTCGGTTACAAAATCAAATAAACTTACACTGTCGTCTAACTTTTGTTTAACAGTTCTATTGAGAAATGTATTACCCGGACCTGTATAGATATCTATACCTCTGTGTCCAGAAAAATAATAACTGCTGGTAGTGATACTAGCCCCAAATATATTCGGAAGATCTAATACTGTTAAAATTCTGGTATTTGTGGTTAACGTGGCACCATCTTCAGTCCTGTTACCGATGAACAATTCCGGTGCAGTAGTTTCGGCAGCAGTTCCTGATATTGCCCAGCCCAATTCACCTGTGTCAAGTTGTGGCATGCCATCAGTTCTAGCATCCCCTCTTCTTACTTGTATGCGAGCAATTTCTACAACAGCCATAAAATATCCCCTATTATGGGATATTTATCGTTATTTGAGATAGTTGGTATCTCACCGAGTTATGATCCATAATAGATAAATACTGTATGAACAACTCATATGTATATGCTTATCTTCGAGAGGACTTAACACCTTACTACATTGGTAAAGGTGTCGGTAAACGTTATAAGGATACCCATACTGTAGCAGTTCCTCCACTTGATAGAATTGAGTTTATCCAAAAACAGTTGACAGATGCTGAAGCAATAGCATTAGAAATTGAACTTATTGCCAAATACGGCCGTAAGGATTTAGGCACAGGAATCTTACGCAACTTAACTGATGGAGGCGAAGGACTGTTAAATCCTAGTCCTAGTATTCGTAAAAAGTTATCTGATGTTAAACTAGGAAAACTTCCGAACAACTACGGCAAAAAATACACTACAGGCCCATCTAAACTAAAGAGCGTATCCAAGCAAGGCAAAAATAATCCCCAGTACGGCAAAGAGCGTACTGAGGATGAACGTGCTAGAATAGCAAAGGGTATTAAGGAAGGGTGGAGTCGCCCTGTGCTAACATGTCCTCATTGTGGCAAGCAAGGCAAGGTAGGAATGACTCGTTGGCATTTTACTAATTGTAAATTAGCCAATTAATTTGTAGTATTGTTCTACTTTGTTTAGCCACATATCCTGATACTTGTTAAAGTCTTTTGGTAATAGATCAAATTGTTGATATACCTCACCTCCTACCTTAAGTGTGTCGTCACCTCGACTACACATAAAAATAACACCACGTTTAATATCTGTGCCATACACTTCGTTATGTGCTAGAATGTAGGCCATTAGTTGCAGAAAGTAATCTTCAACCCATTCTGCTTTTTTAGGCTTGTTTGTTTGTTTATGATCGCAAACTGCCGGTTGATTGTCATACACCCCAACTAGGTCAGTAGTACCGCTGTACAAGCCAGGAAAGTATAAACTCTGCTCCATTGCCCATACTTCGTTTACTTTGCTAAGTCCTTCGTCGATAATTCGATCTGCCATTGCATTGGCTTTGACCTGTACTAGATTATTGCCGGGCATACGCTCTAGCCCTGCTAGATATCTTTCAATATTGGCATGCATTGCAGTACCTACGCCTGCGGCTTCTTTTGTAATAGCTGCGGCATTGGCCTCGCCCACTCGTTTGCGCCATTCGATCAAATGGGTTTGATCTTTAGTTGCGCCCAGAATAGTTGTTACACTGGGAGTTTTTTCTCCGTCAGGAGTGAGATAAACACGTTTACGAGTTATCGGATCGTTTACTTGCTGACAGGATTTATATTGGAATCGTTCGACGAACGGAGGAGGAGTTTGAATCTGCATACTATAATTATAGCACTACAGATTCAATATGTCAAATATCCGGAGATAATTTCTGTGCGCCCGAGCGGGCCATTTGATCAACGCCAGGACCTTTTGGTACTTCCATAGGATCCTGCTTGGTGTTTTCTGGTTCTTCATCTGTGCCTAGAATCAAACCATCTTCATTAAAATTTCTAATTAAGGCATGCAGGCTAGGATTTTCATCAAAGATTCTCCTAAACCCTGCATAGTCAATATCACCGTAGCCGAAACCTCTTAACATGTTGCTTAATGCAGGCCATGTTAACGTTTGGGAGGCTTGCTTTGCATCACTTCTCCCAATTCGGTTTCTCAATAAAGTTTCTAGATCATCTACAAACCTATTGTCGGCTTCAAATAATCTCATCTTGACAACTTGCTCATGATACTATGGCTTTCGGCAATTTTACGAATAAATCTGCTTTCGCGCACTTCACGGCCTGCTGTTTCTGCGCCGCCGGCAGCAGCGTCACTTGCACCAAATTCGTCTTCTGGAGGATTCATAGAATCTGGTTCTACGTCCATTGGTACTTCGCCGTCCATTGGTGGCTCGCCCATTCCTGGTTCTGCACCCATTTGTGGAACTTCAGTAGCTTCACCTGCCAATACGGCAACTGCGTGACTAATTGCTTCACGTTGCTGTGTTAACACTTCTAACGTTGCAGTCAATGCTGGACTAACTGTTTGCTTAAATGTTTCTGCTTCTTGTTCGCCAAAATCTGAACGAATTGCATCTGCTAATTCGACAATGGCTTTAGTTTGATATTGACCAACACGTTGCATCCATGTAGTAAAATCATTAACCATATCGCTAGCAGCAGTGATTGCTTTAGCTTTGCCTTCTTCATCTTCTTTAATTAAGAAACGTAGGCTTTCGTTGACTAAGCGAACGTGTAGTTTGAAAACTTCTTCGCTTACTTTTTTCTTAGAAGATTTCTTATCGCTGTCAGGGGCTTTAGGAGCATCCTGTCCACCATAGTTCTTACCAGCTGTGTGCTTTAGACCTGTAGCAGTTTTAGTAATTTCGCCGCCAGTGCTAGACTTTTTCTTCTCGCCTTGCTTCATACCACTTGTGCCGGCAGCAGCTTTCCTGGCATCATCTACTGTTGGAAATGCTTCTTTAACTTTCTTGCCACCTTTGGCATCTTTGCCTAATCGGCCTGCAATTACGTCGCCTCTAGTAACTTTATCATATGGCTTGGCATTGTTTGCTAAGTTGCCATCGCCTTTTGTAGCTTCGTTTGTTTTCTTCATAGTTGTTTCCTCGATGCCTTCTTCGGCTTTGGTTGTTTTTTTCTTTGGATGCTTGATGTGTGCCCAAGCAATTGATTCTGCATCATCTTTAGACTTGCCCTTCTTCATCATACTTTTTGTAATATGTGCAGCTTGACGATCTACCTTAGCGCCTTCACCTAGCATCTCTTTGATCTTTGTATTCAAAAGCTCAAGCATATGCTTGTTTTTTTGATAATCTTCGTTAGAAAGTAATTCGTTAAATTTAGCACCAGTTTCAGTTTGATGAACTTTGGTTCTTAATATATTGCGATAGTTTTCTAACTCTTCGCGAGTGTACTTGTTAAAGTTAACTTTAGAACCGAACTTTTTGAACATGCTTTCGTTCAATGTGTCTGCGGTTACTGTAGTTGTAAAATCTGTTGTCTTCATGGGTAGTTCCAAAGAATGTAATGTAGTATTTAGTGGAGATTACGAAGTTTCTCAAAACTATACATGATGCTGGCCTTAGATGTTTCTACCCTAATTTTAGCAATGTTTAATTTAGTGTACAAAAAATCTGCCCTATCTAAATTCTTCTTTTTTAGGCTTTGAACAGCATGTTGTCTTAACAGGTCTACTTCAAAAGACATATACCCATATTCTTGATCTAACTGATAAAATCGCTGTTCCGTTAACTTGCCCAGTGCTAATGAATTAGCAATTAGTGCAGCAGTTTGTGGAAGATTAATTTTATCAATTACTGTATCACCATTTCTATTTTTAATAGAATAAAATCCATTTGTATTTTTTACAATAGAATAATTCTCTATCGAAACACTGCCATCGATATTCTTAGTTGGAATAGCAATGCCTCGTTGTTTAAGATCCTTCTTAACAATATCGGCAACTAACTTAAATTTTTTAAGAACTTGATCGGAGGTAGAAGACATTTTTAACCTTATTAATTTGGGCGGCGTCTTTACTTATTTCGTATACACCCTTGCGTACAAGGTTTTGAGCTACCCAACCTGCGTGTTCATCTAGACTATTTTTTCCAACAGTATCTCCAAAATGATTAACAAATGCTTGTTCTTCATTAGTTAGGTACACAGCGATGGATTCTACAATGTCGTTAATTTTCATTTTATGTCTTTAGGATCTACAGTAATCGGATAACCTAGAGTTTTAGTTGTGTCTAACTTAACTCCCTTGCCGCCGGGATTCGGCATTACTTTGACAGTTCCCCTGCCAGTGATGGGATCAGCAATAGTTTTGCCCGGCTGCATATAGGTTACGGGATTAGAGCCCGGAGTTATAGCAGGATCTAATGAACGTGCAGCAGCGGTCATTCCTAATTTACTCAACCCTGACTGAGCAAGATTTGCTGCAATCCCTTGATCAGGATCCATGTTCATGCCTTTCTTAAAACCTTGTGCAAGTCCACCTAAGAACCCGGGAGGTTTAGCTTGAGTAGCAGCAGGCGCACCTAGTGTAGGCGCACTTCTCATTATTCCTGGAGAAAGTTTTTGTGCAGCCGCAACCTGTGCAGCAGTTTGTGCTTTTTGCACAGTATTAACTGACTGACCAGGAACTTTTACATTGACATCAGTTGCCGCAGTTTTATCTTTTGCTGCCAATGGACTTTTGTCTGTTTGTTGTGCTTGTTGAGCAGTTTGTTGTTGTGTGCCAACTGGCTTAATAACAGGTTTAGGAACTCCAGGTGCCGCATATTGACCTATCATCTTATCAAGTGAAATATCAGTTGCAGGCTTAGAGTTATCTCGAAAAGGTAAATTTGCTAGACTTGACGTCTTTACTGCTTGATCTTTCTGAGCCCTTAACTGTGCTCTTAGCTGATCTTGGCTAAGGACAGGTGTGGGTAATCCCACTTCAAAAATGAGCTCACTAATTTTCATCCTGGGAATTTAGTTAATATAATGATAAGAGTGCTTATCACACCGGCTACTACAGTACCGGCAGTACCAATGAGAACTTTAATCATACTCATTTGACCTTTTTCAACTAGGTCGGCCAATGTTGAAACTTTTGTTTCAATATTACTTAATCTAGTCTCTAGCTGCTTATATCGCTCTGCACATAATTCAACATGCGCTTCGAGATTTTCTTTTTCAATTTCAGTTGTCTTAGACATTGGTGTTTCCTGGTTCGATATCAATTAAAGAAATTAATGTGTTGCACCAACCATTATCTCTTAATTCGAAGACCGCTTTAGATGTATTTATGGTCTCTTCTAACTTTTCAATTACGGGCACTTGATGTAGATCATTAATTAATAATCCCAACTTGCCAGTTTCATCTTCGTAACTTGTTGACCTATCGGTAGTAAATCTAAATGTCCATACATTGTGTTTACCTTTGTGTTTTGTTCCAAATCCCATTGACTTAACATCAATTGATTCTACTTGAGGATTTTGGTCGTACTCAATAATGGCCCTGAGTCCAATGCATTGCAATAGAGTAACCCAATTTCTGTATTGACTGTGTTCTTTGTCTAATCCTATTTTATGTCTCGAAATTCCCGAGTTGGTTATATCTATTAGAGTTTTAATTTCAATGATTTCCATAAGTACCTACTTTATGATATTTATGGTCAAAAAAAAGCCCCTGCGTAAGCAAGGGCGTTTTAATGCGTAACTTAAAAAATTAAGCGTTAGCAAACATTGGGAAGCCGGCTTTTACAACTACTGTAGCACTGCTCAAATCAACTGAGTTAACTGTACCAAGGGCAATAACTTCGTCTTCTAAGTGAACTGCTAAAGCTTCGCTATTTGTACCGTCATAAGTGTCGTTACCATACTCGCCTTCAACTAATACGTCAAACATACGGCCTGCACCAGTACCGTTAGTTCTTAGTGCGCTTACACCAACGACTGTTACTCTACGTGCTAGAGCTGTTAGAATAGCTTGATATGCGCCAGCTGGGCCCATGTTAGCTGTTGCTAAGTTAGTTGCTGCAACAATGTCAACTGTAAAACAGTTTAGAGTTGCGCCGCTGAATGTACGACCGCGTGTTGCGTCGATTACTGGATTGATTTTTGTGATTCCACCTGACATAATATTCTCCTATTTTGTGTCATACCCCTTTGGGGCTATTGTACAATTATTTAGCCAGATTGAAAAAAAATACCCAATATGGGTATAAATCAATCTTCTTTGAGATCACCTTCTACAATCTTAAGACCTTTAACAGTTTCTTTATTATCGCGAAGTTTACGTATGCTACGAGTGAATTTAGCGGGATCAGCGGCTTTTATACTGTTAATAAAACGTCTTTCGAGTTCGTATGCAGTTTCCGGATCGAAATTTTCTTTTATAAGATCTAAAAGGTTAATGGCGCTATTGATCACATGTGTGGCCCTAGCTTCTACAATTAGTTCTCCATCGCGCTTAACGGCAATGTCATTCAATTCTTCTAATAGGCTTTTAGTCTTACGTTGCACAGTGAAAAATCCTTTTTGTATTTATTTCTATTGTTAAACAAGTATAACATTCTTTTTGGCAAAATAATACCTTGTTTTATCGTTGCAGTGCAACATATAATAAATATTGTACTCAGTAGAAACCATGAGTACTACATTAACACACGGAGAATAAAATGTTAAACACAATGATCGGATATATTCAAAAGATGTACAACGATGTCAAAAAGCCAGTGACCTATGGCACAGAATTAGAAACATACATTGTTTCTAAGAATCCACAGAATACCTACGATGTAGAAGCATTTGCTAGGGACTATGACTATAAAAACAAAACACAAGGATGGTCAATATGAAATCAATATTAAACGCAATCTACGAATTCTTTGTAGAAATGGGCAAGGCTAAAGCAGCCACAGCATTGGCTCGTGCAGGCGACTACGAGTCAGCTAAACATATAATGACTAAAAAATAAAATGTCACACCTAGTCTATAGGTTACCGTTATCCGACCTACATAGATATAAGACTCATTTAATGTGTCTTGACGAGCATAGTCGCTACCTTAGATTCGGGTACCACATAAAGACTGAAATTCTTCAAGATCTAGTTAATAACTGGTCAAAAGATGAGAATAAACATATCATTTTCGCCATAGAAAATGAAAATTTAGACCTAGTAGGAGTAGGACACATTGCACTAAGCGATGGACCTGCAGAATTGGCGTTTTCAGTTCTTAAAGAATATCAAGGAAAAGGTATGGGCAACGAGCTAATGGCTCGCTGTATAGAATGGTGCCAGAATAGAGGAATAAAAACTGGCTGCATGGTATGCCTGTCCAGTAACACCACAATTAAACATCTAGCAAAGAAACACGGCATCTTGGTACAGGACGGCCCGGACACTTTGGCAGAGGTACATATTCCAGATCTCAATATTGCCAGCGTATGGCATGAGGTGCTGGAGAACAATTTATCTACGTTGGATCACTTAGGAAAAGCTCAAAGAAAATTTGCCAGGATGGCCGCATTTCCTTTGCTCTTCAAGTGACATTACTATATAATAAATACTTAGACAGCAAAATTAGTTGCTGTTTATACACAGACATTACACACAAGGAGAATTATATGTCAAATTTTGAAACACCAAAGCTACCGGAAGTTAAATTTAATAAGAACGGATATGAAATCCGCACAGACATCTTGGGCATGGCTAAAAGCCTAGTACAAGATGACTTCCATGCTAAATTCCAAGGATGGGAATTGACTGCTACTCGTGATGAGAAGACTGGTCAAATTGTTAACACAGTGCAGATGCCAGAGTTTCCGGGACTTGAAAAGGTTCTAGAGACAGCTGAAAAGATGTATGGTTTCGTTAATCAAGGTGTTAACAATATTAGTAAATCATCTACTAAGAAATAATAATAATATATTAGGTGCATAGCACACTTAAAAGGGCCTTACTAGGCCCTTTTATTTTGACAGCGGTAATTCTACGCGGTCGATGAATAGATACTGGGGATTAGCTTTGTTAAAATGTCTCATTATTACGCCAGCTAGTTCATGTGCTTGATTTTCTTGCGGACTGCCTGTCTCTCCGCTATGCGGCCCTAATTCGTCGTTTATGTCCTGTCTATAATGGACTAGCTCGTGGGCAAGTGTTCTTAAAATATCAATAGGGTGTCTGTTTAATATTGCTAAAGTAATATCTTGTTCTTCGCTATTGTAGCGGCCGAACGTAGGTTGTTCATCATCTGTAACTGTACCTACTAATTTAATTTTAGGAAGTTGATCTAAGGTTAATTCTTCTTTAGCCAAAGGTAGAAAATCCTCTAACATATCAATTAGATTGAATTTTTTGCTAGTGGATTCTGTTAAGAGTTCTAATACCTTCATATGTAGTATTTAGTGCTGGTTACTTTCTCCAGCGCACACTGACGGGGTGCAGTCTTATTCATCCGGACGCCTGGGCCGAAGCCCTACCGTTACATCGACGGAACCTAAGGTAGGTGTTCTTTATGCCCACGGTGAATCAATAGTGATTACCGGAGGATTTAATTTTAGATCAATTTGTCTAGCAACTTCTGCTTCGGCCATTGCACGATCAACACCGTTAGCCCATACCCAACTAATAACCTGTTCTTCTGTAAGATCGTCGAACTGACTAAATTCAGTTCCGGATGGCCAGATATCAGCAAATCCTTCAGTAGTACCAGTGTGCGTTACACTACCTACCGTTAAGGTTCCGTTTACGCTATACCATACTTTGCTAATAAATTTCTCAATTCCGTAGTGGCCTGGGAGACATTCGACTTTATCTGCTTTCCAAGAAATGTTAATACTCATAGTAATTCCTTTAACCCAATATTTATATTATATTAGGGAAGTAATCTTCTGTAGATATCGTAGATAGCCTCAGCAGTGGGTCCTAGATAATCGTTATTAGCAACGGTGAATGCTATGTTGGTAATCCATAACATTCGTAATTCCATTTCTGCACGTTCTTCTACAACTAACTCATGCGGGTGGAACGTCATATGATCTATAATAGGTATTTTAGGATATGCAACTAGTAAAGAATTTTCACTATCAAAAATCCATCTATGATGCATTGTACCTCTAAATTGTCCCTCGCGACGTTGTAATTCGTTATACTTGCTAGGTACAGCAATAAATCCTTGCTCTGCAATTTTTGGCAGCATCTCTAGTACAAGCATGGGGTTTGCTAAATCCTCTAGAGTATGGGTACAGTTAACAAAGGTAAATTTACCGTGCTCTGCAACATAATCTAGAATAGGTTGCCAGTCTTCATATCTATTCATGTTACCAATAAACCCGTGTACACCTTCTATCTCAACTGGCATGATGTCAAACGTATGCGTTAGAAATTCTCGATTAAACGGGTTATGGCTTGCTCCAATATCAATAAGAGTAAAATTTTCTCTAGTGGCTTTGAGATTGGTAACGGCTTGAATTACTTCAGGACGGATATGCCACGGCCATTCCTGCGTATCTCGTGGAGATAGATAAATTTGCTGTGACATATTATTCTACCCTAAAAGTCCATGCTCCATGATGTCCACACAAGATACTAGTGTCGGCCCAAATTTCTTTGCCTTGTGCTTTTGCTTTTAAGAAAAAGTATACGTCTTCACTAATGGTGTGTGCATGATCTAACGCACTCTTATATACAAAATGCGGATACTCAATTGAAGTGAACACATCTTTCTTAATTAGGCAACAACCAAATCCTGCGCTGTCAACCTGTACAAGTCCTTTGCCTTTTAATTGATCGTAGGGCACATGTGTGACTCCGCCGTGTTCATTTCTACGCATAACTTCAATACAATGTTTTCCGGGAATACGTTGAATATATAAACCAGTTACCATATCCTTGTTATGGGAAAGCATTTTCTTAAGCGTATCTGGCGAGAAGCTAATATCTGCATCAACTGCAAACAAATAATCATAAGGACCTTTTACAATCCAGTCTGCAATCAAGTTACGTACTTGTTCAACTTGATATCCGTAGAAATATTGGAACACTGTTTCGTAACCATCTGGAACTTCTAAGTCGTATATACTCTTAAATGTTTCGGCTTCAATAAGATTCTTTGCAGGAATAGCAATTAAGATCTGTTTCTTAGGAGCATTTGGCGGAGGTGCTGTCATTACACTTAATTGAATCTTACTTGTAGATTCTGTTTTTCTTTCTGGGATGTTTTCAATTGTTTTCATAGTAGTTTGAAGTATTTTTCCTGCTGTTAAATTCTGTTCTGTACCGTTAACTTTATAATCGTTCAACGGATTTATATCATTGTAGTTATATACAACATCGGAGTTGGCAAAAATTCTACTAGGGTCACATTGCTCCAGTGGATAGTAAAAGGTCGAGTTGTCGCCGCCAGCTTTGAACCATTCTCCATTTTCATCTTTGAATAACGAAATGTCTAAATTGTTAAACAGCTTGGCCTTGTAGGTACGGAGGTGTGTATAGGGCATATTCCAATTAAAGCGATAGTCCCTAAACGTGCCAGCTTCCTTAACTTCCGGAGGATACGGTTGGCTGATTAACGGAATATTGTCAACCATACTCCAACTCGATCCGTAGACAAAGTCAGCATCCTGATGCAGTTCATTGTAATAGGTAAAGATGTCATTCCTATTGGTAAGACTATCATCACCATCTAACAACATAACAATGTTGTCATCATCGAGATGCAATCCTTTGATAGTTGTAATTTGATTAGCCACTGCACTACCGTTACGCTGATTAGTTTTACCTAATCTAAATTTTGATTGCAATTCTGTAGGTAACGCCCTAATAGCAGCTTCCGCTACAGCAAACGAATTGTCAGTCGAACAGTCATCGACTAGGTAATGCAGATAATTGTCATAATCTTGTGAGGCAACACTTTCGATACATTTGGCAATATAGTTTTCT